AGACCCCTAGATCCCGGCAACTGAGAAACGCTCTCTATGAGCGCAGGAACGGCAGTAGCGCCGTTGTCATGTCCGTGGATAGCCGTAACTGTAAGTTCACTGTGTAGCACCATAGATACCGATCCGTTTAAGATAATCTGACACGTTGCGACCAACAGCAATCTGTTCTGGCGTTTGATCTTCCTGCTTGCGGCTAATCTCTCTTGTCAACCGCATAGCAATCAATCTAGGCTGAACCTGCTCTGCATATGCTACAGCAGCAAGAGCACTGGCAATAACTCTATCATCCTTGCCGCGCCCAGGTGCGCCAATAAACCCACCTTCCCTAACAATCCCCTTCATCTCTTCCAGCAGGTCCATAGACTTGATGCTCATAAGACCACGCTCAAAGTAGTCTTTCATGTAGGTGAGCATCCTCTCCTTGGTCTGACTAGTAGTCAAGAACCCAATAGAGTTAGATAACCCACCCATCGTATCGTTCCTGCGCCAGATGTAGTTCTGCATAGAACCCAAAACGTCTAGCAAGTTCCTACCAGCCCCACCAGCCTGGGCAGACGCTAACCTCTTTAGGTTACGCATCTCATTGATCACGGCTTGACCAGGACCATTCACCTCTAAGTTCAAAGTGGAATTCTTGTAAGCCCCAGCAAGGTGAGCGATCACCCACGCAAACTGATAGGTATTCATTTCACTGGTAGCAAACTCAGCTACCTGCTCCATCCCATCTGCATAAACTCTAAACACTTGGATGGAAAACCTGTCAGCCCAGTCAGAAGACCCATACGCAGGGTCTGCACCAATAACGTAGTAAGCCGTGTCTATAGGCTGTTCCCACACCTTCAACGTGGCTAACTTCTCCGTAGACTTCAAAACATCCGTGTCTTGGAACATCGCCCCAAACACATACCGGAAACACTCCGGATTTGTGTTCTTGGCAACCTTGGCAGCATCTGTACACCGGGAATTAGAAAAGAAAGAAGTCCCAGTCATCACGAATGCGTAGTCTTCAGTAGGAGGAAACTCCTGATACATCAACGCATCGTCTTTAATCCCCTCCGACAACTTCCACCGCCACCAAGCCATCTGCCGACTGTTGATCTCAACACCGTACAGACTCTTAATATCTTTGACCCACTCCTTCTCTTCACCCTTTAACTTCCCATCCCAGTACACCTTGTACACCGCAGAGTCAGCCTCCACCGAATACAACTCATTCCTCCACCACCCACAGAAGATAGCCCTCTGCGTCCTGGCCCTCTTAGCCGTCTTGTACATGTCGTGGAACATGTTAAAACCCCGCGCCGTACTCTCAAACAAGTACAACCTCTGCGGATTTGTCTCGGCAAGAGAAGCCAGCAAACTCGCTAACCCCTCCTCATCACCCCAACTACTTGTCTCAGTCCCGTGCAAGTACGTTATCGCCTTACCACGCCCCAAAGACCCCTTCGACCTAAGTCCAGCAACTTGGTAAAACAACCTACTGCGATTCCTTAACGACAAATGATTCCGATTATGAGCAATCATAGGAATCCGATACTCTTTAGGTAACCCATCCATATACATGGATAAAGTACTCCTAAACATATCCCTATTCTCTTCTGTATCAGTAGTCAATGTTCCCTGTAATCCAGGATGAACAAAATGCCAATAAAGATCTAATGCTAATGAAATAGTAGTTATACCTAACTGTCTACCTTTCAATATAACAAAGAAATGGATATCGTCTTTTAATCCCTTAGATATCTCATCCATAATATATGTCTGAGTACCTAATAACTTATCCATCTTCCTTAATCCCTGCTCCTTAGTCTCTATCTTTAACTCAGAACAGAACTTGTAAAATTGATTTAGATTGAATGACATGGATTTTTCTATGGGGGGAGAACGGTTGGGGGCACGCCTACACGGCAGTCATGACCCATCGCCTGGGCCTGAGTACGGAGCGAGGATAGCACGTGATCGATGCAGACGTCCCAGCCCATTCCAAGCCGGTACAGGCACGGCCATGACAGGCATCTAGGTGCGGGAAAAATGCAGAGAATCTTGCAAGTGGAAGCCCGGTTAGGGACCATGACAGAGTCCCCAAATGGAGGGAGCGGGAGATGTGGACAACACCCTAAACTGTCCCTACGCTGGGGTACCACTCTATACACATTACACACAATACCTTATATACATATATATGTGGTCATGTGTACTGTATGGATATACATTAGGGAAAGTACCTAGAAAAAAAAAGAAAAAATCTTACACATGAGGTGAAATTTGTGAGAATATCTGTCTAACAGATCACGGTGATCTGTATCTTATCTAGGGGTTTATCATGGGGAAACCTAATCTTAGGGTCATTACGTCAAGTATTCGGATATCTGTTACTAGCAAATTAGATGGTATTCGATCATGGTCACTACAGGCCATTGACACATGTCCGGGAAGTATCGGTGATGATGGTCAATTAGTAGCAGCATGTTCCGGATGTTATGCAACGACGGGCAACTATCGATACCCTAATGTGAAAGCGCCAAGGATCCACAATCGTGAGGACTGGAAGCGTTCCGCATGGGTTTCTGACATGGTTGCCGCATTAGATTCGGATCGCTATTTCCGATGGTTCGATAGCGGCGATATGTATGACATCAGACTCGCTCGCAAGATCCTGGCTGTTATGCGTGCGACGCCATGGGTTAGCCATTGGTTGCCAACACGCATGGCAAAATTTCCTAAGTTTCAGTCAGTCATCGATGACATGAAGTCACTACCGAACGTCATGGTCCGGTTCAGCAGTGATTCGGTTCTGGGCGAGTATGACGATCGTCACGGTTCTGTGATCGTTCCTGATCCTGAATCCGTGCCAGATGGTGCGACACTATGTCACGCATACGATCACGGCGGAAAGTGCAACAATTGCCGTGCCTGCTACAGTAAATCTGTACCAGTGATCGCCTATCCCGCTCATGGCAAAAGCATGGGCAAAGTTATCCGTATCGCTCTCGCAGCATAATTTAGGGGTTAGTCATGTATTTAGATGAAACAAACGCATTCCGCACAATCTGGGCCGCATTAGAAGATTATCGTGACGGCGGTATTTCTGACGATGAATGGGATTCCATCTGTGAGGCTATGGATACCATTTCCCAAAAACTGTCAGATCAATCGTGAACGCCAACGATCTACTAGACCTGTTACTCGACAATGATTGCATCGGGTGGCAGATCACTAGAACCCCTGACGGGTTAGAAGTGGTCGGGATTCTCCCAAACGGGGAGTACCGGCTGCTGACAATCATTCCAACATCAGAGAATCAAAATGTATCAAGAATCACAAATCAAGCATGAGAATGGATCGTATTGGGTTTTGGACACGAAACGATCATATGAAGTGTTAGCCGCTGGCATCACCCACTCGGTTACCGACAGCGCCTACTCGCATGACGATGACGGTTTATCCATCGCCATCGCCCGATGCAACTACCTAGCCCGTAAAGACAGAACCTTTAAACGGTCCTAGAATCAATTATCAGACCCAGCATGTAGGGTAGCCTTACCTACCTATCGTTCGCCCCGTACAGGGGCTTCTATAGCCCTTCTAGGGCATTTATCGGAGTGATCTTATGAAGTTATTTATTCAATGTGCGTTTATCTGTCTTTTTGGTATCGGACTAGGCGGTGTAGTAGCTGGCGACAATACGATTGCTGCTATCGGCCTGGGCGGTACGCTCGGGTTCGGTATCGGACTCTGGGCCTGGGGAGAGGACTTCTAACATGCTCCACGATATCCCTTACCAGTCCCGAGCTATCCCTAGTATTCCGTTAGGTGATCCACGGTTTATCTATGTCCCGGCAGCTAACACTGACGTCCAACGCACATGGGCAAGGTTTGGTTGGACACCTATCAATCAGGAAAAGAAATGAACAAAATAATTAAAGAACTGGCCCAACAATGTTGGGATAAAAGATTAGATGGAGTCCATTTTGATATTGAAATGTTTGCCGAGTTGATTGTGCGGGAGTGTGCAAAAGTTGGGGACTTTGAGTGCCCCCGCTGCGGTCACTGTTGCCCACAGCGCCAGTGGGTCGGGCTGACGGATAAAGACAAACAAGAATTGGCGGCAGAGCAACACAGTTGGGAAGGTTTGTGTTCTGCGGTTGAGGCAAAACTCAAGGATAAGAACAAATGACGGATTTGGAAATTATGAATATCTGGCGAATATTAAATGAAAGATCGATAGAGGAAAAGGCTATCTCTTTGGGTAGGGCATGCTACCGGGAGGGGTACTCAGACTCTATACATGAGGGCGTGGACCGTCCTAACCCCTACCAAGTTATTGCAGACCTTCTACCCGCATTAGAAGCGTCCCTGTACGTCGCCAGGATGCAGCCGGAAACCCCGCAGCCAGAGACAGATAACTTAGATAGAGCAATTTTTAAACTTAAACAATTAATTGAGGAGTGATCATGGGAGCTAAGATTCACTGGAACAAGACGGACGAAAGCAAGGCCAGGACTCTACAACCCGTGTTCTGGGTGGGCGGGATGCAGTACGTCCCATCTATCCGTAAAGACACATGGACAACTTACGGAGGGGCAATGATGATGTTGAAGGACTTAAAGCTGTTACGCGCACAGATGAAGATGGAACCTCTGGCACCTCAAGGTAAGCCATTTGTTCCCTGGGTTGCGGAGGTGTCACTGTGATTGAGACCATTTGGAGTGATCTAGATAGAGAGCAGAAAAAGCTGTATGAGAAGAGCAAACCTCTCTGCTTTTCCAGCGGCAAACAGTACTGGCTATGGCATCAGGCAGCTAGGTTCTCCCAACCAGAACCGGGGCATGAGTGGTGTGAGGACTGCATGCTCGAATATCAGACCCAGATGATCAATGAGGGTAGGTGCAGGTTCCCAGGAACTGTGTTCGTGAGCGCTGGGTCTAACCAGCACACGAAGAAGGCCACCGAAGGTGGGACTGTCTACTCAAACCCAGGGCCAGATAGAGCAGTGTGGTGGGCCAAAATGGAAACCATCTCAACACCCAGCAGCAAGAAGGCGACCGAAGGTGGGACCGTTCACTCAAACCCAGGGTTAGGGTTAGACGTAGAAGGTAAGCGTCCCTTCTGGTACATCAAGCAAGTTCGTCGGGACATGGTATAGTCAAGTTTGTTCCCTGTGTGCTCCTCGCCTGTAGGCGTTCTCCGGTACTTGTGTACCGGATTTTTTTCGCCTATGATTTGTCCCGTTGCTGTGGAACGCAATAGAGAAGACTTACTCATGCATCTGGCCCTCACGGGCGTTCCATCAGGTGCAGCAGTAAGTCTTTTTTTTTGCTCCACACAACCGCCCATTCGTCGGGGACAACACGGCAGGGATGGGGGACAGTGCCTACTGTGGGAAGATCTGAGACAGGCACAAGGGTGGCGAAGGCAGCGCCCTAGATCGAACGGCTACCGGGTATGCGTGGCTCCGTCCAGCATAGAAGGAACCTGGCTCTCTGGGGAGGGCTGGGTATCGTCCACCATCCAGCAATCCCTGCTTATGTATCTAGATGATAAATAATAGTTGACAGTCTTTTTTTTTTCTGTTCTAGTTGTATCTCTCTTATCTTATTTAGGTGATCATATGAAGCTCTGCATCGACTGCGCTCACTTTCGACCTAGTGAGCTGCCTGACCCTCACTTCTCCCTCGCCAAGTGTGCTGTCTCCTACAGCATACATCCCGTAAATGGGATGAAAAGCCACGCTTACTGCACAGACGAACGCCTGTTCTCTTTCGGTAAGTGCACCCTCAAGGGAGTCAATTTCCATCCAAAGGAGGTCACTGATGAGTGAACCTGTTGCTTGGAGGTGGGGGATTCGTGGCCTCAAGGGATATATCCACTGGAGATACTCTTTACACAAGACTAAGGATCACGCACAACCTCTGTACATTGTCCCGCCTCTTCTGAAGTATGTTCCAGAAGAGGACGTAAACATTATTATTGAGAATATGTTTAGGTTCCGGCAGGACTTTACTTTTCAGCAACTTCGTTATTTTGCTAAAACTATTCAATCTACTATGGAGAAAATCAATCGTGGATGACTTTTCACCCGAGATCCGTAACGCCAGTTGGTGGAGCGGTGACTCCAGGATGGCTGCCCAGGGGAAAGCATCACAGGCCATTCTCATCAAACAAGGGAAACTGGAAAGGGAAGATATCTCTGACCAGGAGCATGTGAGGATGGGCCATGTGATGCAACCCATCATTGGCAGACTTGCTCAGGACAAACTTGGGATTGAACTCAAGGATGCTGATTATGCTCTGACACACCCTAAAGAACAGTGGATGCGGTCACACTTTGACTTTATCTCTGCGGATGGATCTGTCCTAGTAGAAGCTAAGAACTACAACTGGAATACCAGAAGTAAGTTTGATGCTGATACCGGGATCATGCCAGATGCAGACAGAGCACAGTTGATCCATGAGGCCACTGTTCATCAAGTGGATACGATCTATTTAGCTGTCCTTCTTGGGGGACAAGAGTTTATTACGATCCGGCAGGATGTTACGCAGGAAATGAAGGATGAGCATATCAAGCAGATGGCTGTCTACTGGGGCCATGTGGCTGCGGGAACTCTGCCTGAGCCTCAAGATACTGACCAGTGCCGTCTTTCTTATCCTGTATCGACGGATGATATCTGCGTTGCTAATGCGGATGTTGAAACGTGGATTACTGCTCTTGCCCACGCCCAGAAACAGCGGAAGGGATTGGAGGATTACGAAGATATTCTCAAGACTAAACTAATGAGTGCTATGCAAAAGAAAGGAGTATTGCAGAGCATAGATGGTCGTGTATTGGCTACTTGGAAGTCTGCAAAAGAATCTACCCGATTTAATGTAGACCTTTTTAAAAACAGTTACCCAGAAATGTATGCTTCCTTTTTGTATACAACGCCTGGATCTAGAAGGTTTAACCTCAAATGAATGAATCTAACGATGTGTGGCACTTCTATGCTGCTGTGGCTTTAGCAGTATTGATGTGGAAGCGAGAGAACCTTTATAACGATCAAAGCAAGAGACTTATCACAGACACCGCTGCTGAATATGCAGACATGATGATGGGGAAATTTAATGAGTAATCTTATTCCAGTTGATCAAATCAAAACGATGGCACAGGCTGTCGTAAGTTCTGGCCTCTTTGGCATGAAGACAGAAGCACAAGCAACTGCTCTTATGCTTATTGCCCAGGCAGAGGGCTATCACCCTGCTCTCGCCGCGCGTGACTATCACATCATCCAAGGACGGCCTACTCTCAAGGCTGAAACGATGATGGCTAGGTTTCAGCAGCAGGGAGGGAAAGTAGAGTGGAAGACTCTTACTGACCAAGAAGTCACTGCTACCTTCTCTCACCCTTCCGGTGGTTCCGCAACCATTACCTGGACGTTCGAGCAAGCTAAGAAGGCTAACTTGACCGGCAAGGACAATTGGAAGAACTATCCCCGTGCGATGCTGCGAGCAAGGGTAGTCAGTGAGGGTATTCGTACTGTTTTCCCCGGCGTTGTATTAGGCGTCTACACGCCCGAGGAGATGCAGGACATACCTACCCATGCACAGCACAAAGATATGGGCGCAGCGGTCGTTGTAGAGGCTCCTGAGCCTAAGATTTCTCAAGAGCATCCCTACAACATCTACAAGGGTGATGGAGAGGTCTATCAATCCTTCCCAGACATGGATGGATATATCGACGGGATGCGGGAACTTATTGGTCGGATCAACGGATCTAACATGTTTGACGAAGTTAAGAAAGAGAAGATCCAGCGTCTGATGGAGTTCAACACTGCGGGTATAGAAGCACTGCCTACCATCTTCAATCTGAGGATGAAGCAGGTCCTAAGGGATTCTGGTGCTCTTGCCCCAAAGCCAGTAGAGCCGCCACAGATCCTGGAAGAAGGGATGGATTTTCTGTGAGCGGCTTCCAAGCCATAGGTAATATAAACAAGGAGTTATTTGATGTCGTCAAACAAGCAAGGATACGTTCCTACGCCAGGCAAGGCCCATCTTTTCTGGACAGATCCCAAGGCAAAGAAGCATCCTAAACAACCTGACTTTGACGGTGTTCTTATCCTGCAACGCGCCTACGCAGCAGGAGAACAACTGGCATTGTCTGCGTGGAAGAACACTGCCAGCAATGGCAATGAGTATGTGACTCTGCAAGAGAACACCTACCACAAAGATAAGTCAGAGCAGCATACCGAGGTCAAACCTAAGTATGCACCGTCTAGTGGATCTTTCAAAAAGAACTACGATCCTGATTCGGAAGTCCCCTTCTGATGACTCCTACCCAGAGGTCTTTAGAGTACCTGCGTGAGCAGGGCTATCTCTGCGCCATAGTTGAGAAGTGGAATCCACATGCTCGAATACGGCAGGATCTCTGGGGTTGGTGTGACATCCTGGCTATCCGCGAGAATGAAGTCCTTGCTGTGCAGGTCACGGCATCTGGTGTTGCAGACCGCATCAACAAGATCATGGCGTCTGACACAGTGGGAGCAGTAAGGAAAGCGGGTATCCGGATAGAAGTACATGGCTGGCGTAAGAACTCAAAAGGTAAATACATTCATCGTATAGAGGATATATCTTGATTATTATTGTCTCACCCATATTCGTTACAGGTGGAGTTGAATCCCTACACCAACTCGCAGACGGATTAGCAACACTCAGGATTGATAACAGGATCGTTTATATTTCACCCGAATGTGGGTTTAATATAGATGGTGAAGAATTTATTGTTAATCCTCCTCATCAAAAAATAGTTGAATATGAACGTTATAGAACAGACATTGCTTATTCTTGCAAAGTAAGTGATATCAAGCAGATCATCTTTCCAGAAGTCTTTACCAACTTTGCTAGACAACTCTGCCATCACATTCCTACCGCTATCTGGTGGCTATCTGTGGACAACGCATTTACTGTAGACAGCCCACTCTTGCAGGAACAG